GCACTAAATGTAAAAGCTTGTTTATTAAAAGCTTCTGTGTAGTCGTAGCCCCAGTTTAGTGTAATGTCTGTGCCGTGAGCACCTACAATAGTTAAATTAAACTTTTTTAGGAACTTTAAATTAGAAGCGTTACCAAAGTCTGTAGGATTGCTAAAATATCGTAACTGATACTCAGAAGTGTTGTCTAAGTATCCGTGATATTTAACAATACCTGTAGACTTTCCTATGTAAATTGTTCCGTCTTCTGCTAAGTTTAAAGCTAGAGGGTCAATAACTGACCATGTAGTAACACGATGTGCTCCAGATTCGTTTAACGGGCCTCTCATATCAAAGCAGTATACCTCACCAGTAGAGGGTAAGGTGAGCAAGTAAAAAGCTTCGTCTGGGCTATACAGAGATTTTATAGGTAACTGCTGCTTTGCAACAAGAGACATCAAGTCGTTACGAACATTCTTGCTAATGTCTCTCATAGGCAGAGATTTTTCTTGAATTACTCTACCAAAGCTGCGTACACCAGAGTCAGATAAGAATATTAGATCGTTGCCTGTCTGTTGTACTGAGTCACGAGCAATACAACCTACACCGTCAATAGTATCTGCAAGAACCATATTAGCAGGTGACGAAGCGCCTGAATACACAACAATAGAACGCTTACCAAAGATAACTAAGAAGTCATTGTGTGCAGCTAAAGACACAACCTCGTCAAAGCCAGAAGGCCAGACTAAAGTTAAATCTAAGCTGCCTGAAGCGCCTCCTGTCCAAGCTGCTCCGTTAAGAGTGTCACTCCAGTAAACAATGTATTTGCTTCCTACAACACCTGCTACCCACATCTTACCAAAAGCAGCCAAAGCTTCGTTTCCTTGAGGCATCGTACCTGCGGAGTGTGCGTGACTAGATATTTTCTCTAGTACAAAAGAACCTGACTCGTCTGTTCCAATAAGAGGCTCGTGACCGCTTTGTACCATCTGTATATGATTATTAAAGTTAACACACTTCCAATTGTTAGCAGAAGGCGTGTAATTAGCAGGGGTAATGTCAACAAGAGTTGTAGTACCTTTAAATATTTTATTGTTGCCAGCAGAGATAACAATCTTATCACCGCTTCTGTCTACAAACTCAAAGATAGTTTCAATACCACGGCTAGAGCCTAACACGGCTGCTCCGTTACCGCTGACGTTTAAGTAGCCTTTACGTGCGCCTATGCGTCCTAGCTTGTCAATGACACAGTTATCAGCAATGGCAGCAAAGGAAGGGTCTACACCAATAGGTGAATCTTGTGTGTTAAGCCCAGCAAAGCCGGGACTTGCTATGGTAATGTTCTGTAGTTGTTGGGCCATTATGAGTACCAGATAGTTTCTTCAGGATGTAAAGCAGCGTCCATAGCTATGGCATCTGCCAATGAAGAGTCAGCAAGTCCGAACAACTCTGCTGCGCTTGTGCCTCCAGTTTCTCCTCTTTCTCTAGCAGCTAAGGCTAATGCTAGTCTAACAACAGGGTTAAAAGGTACATCCAATCTGTCAGCGTCATTAACAAAGTCTGAAGTCCTTAGAACCACGTTAAAGCGCAGTGTGTACGCTTTGTCAGGAATAGGATATAAGTCAACACCGTTAATACCGTTAAAGCTGTAGAAGGTTGTAGTGCCTTTAGGAACGCTTGTGAAGTCTAAGAAGGCGCTATCAAACCAACGTGAAGTCTTGTAACTCAAGAAAGAGTTTAGACTATCGTTAGTAGCGTCTAGAATTTTAATGGTGTTGTCTGCGTCTGTAAGAACATAGTTAAAAACATCAGCTTGTGTATCTACTGTTAGCGTGTTACGTAGTCCTGTCCAGTCCCATGCGTTCTCTACTGATCTCTTAGCGTCACTAACGTAAGCGCCTATGAGCTTAGAGTATGCGTTCTCGTTAACAGTAGCAACTTCATTCTCACGAAGTCTTACTAATACTTTATTGACTAGTTCTAGATAAGTCATCTTCTATTCCTTTGTAAGTTTGCTAACATTCCAGCATTGGGATTAGCTTGTATAAATTCAAGTAAAATGTCGTTACGTACGTTAGATGACATCATGCCTTGCTCTGGAGCTTGTTGTGCATATTGCAAGAGTTCTTGCGTATCTTGTGGCTTCTGTAGCTTTAAGAAGTCTGCAAAAAGAGACTCAGTTTGTGACCCTCCTCCGTACCCTATACCAGAACCACCGCCGCTGCCGCCTCCTGAGCCGCCTCCTGAGCCGCTCCCAGTGCCAGAGCCTGTGCCAGAACCAGAGCCTGTGCCTTCACCGCCACTATCGCCTCCGCCTGTACCGCCATCTCCTCCGTCACCAAGGTCTCCATCACCACCGCCAGTGCCAGTATCACCGCTACCACCACCACTTGTATCTCCACCGCCACCAGTACCAGAGGTATCTCCACCACCGCCAGTGCCAGAAGTGTCGCCTCCGCCACCAGTTCCAGTATCTCCACCACCTCCTGTGTCAGTATCACCTCCGCCACCAGTGCCTGTATCGCTTCCACCTCCAGTGGTATCAGTGTCTCCTCCACCTCCAGTGGTATCAGTGTCTCCTCCACCTCCCGTGGTGTTAGTGTCTATACCACCGCCTCCGTCAGTAGTATTGATAAGAATGTCAATTACTTGTTTGTCGTCGTCCTCGTCTCCGTCTCCAGAGTCTGTATCATCACCAGTACCAGTTTCTGAGGGAGTAGAGCCAGAATCAGTAGACATCTGATCTGCTATTTCTTGGTCAGTTAAATAGAAATCTTCAGGAACATCAGAGCTATATGTACCGTTCTTCCAGTCTATATCATAAATTAGATCACCAATACGTACTTGCCAAGTACCACTTTTGCCCCACTCAGCATCGTCTGAACTAGTAATAACTAGAGTGTCTTCTAGTATCTCTCTATCGTCCCACCTTGTTTGGTTGCCATCTGCATTAACAAGAATAACGCCTTTGTAAGTACCACCACCTGTTTGATTACCAGCAGCGTCTACGTTACCATCACCTGCTACTGGGTCAAACTGACTACCACCAGCAATATCGCCAGAGCTGCCAACAGCATCAGCACCGCCACCAGTATCTCCGCCACCGACATCTCCAGCACCACCAGCACCGCCAGTGTCTCCGCCAGTATCACCACTACCACCGCCGCCGTTATCAGGTGTGTCTGTTGTTTCAGGCGTTTCAGTTACTTCTGGTAGCGTAGGAGGCTTTATATCAGGATTAGGCTCAAACTCGTTTATGATTGGTTCTTTGTCTAAGTCTCCTAGTTCTATATCTTGAGATACTGTAGAGCCTCCAGTAAGAAGACCTGAAGGAACTAACTCATCGTCGCCTCCTAGTGATGAAATAGCAACACCACCAATATTTTTAAGCAGGTCAGCATTATCTTTAGCAAGATCAATAAGGTAAGATGCTGAGTTTTTATAATTATTAATAGCTGCATCAGCAACTGTTTGAAGATCAGCAGCGGTTGAAAGATTTTTAGTTAACTTGCCTGAGTCAAAAGCAGCGTTGACTGCTGCATCTCCTATTGCTGTTGATCGGGAAGCAACAGTAGAAGTAGTGTCTACAGCACTTGTAACGGTTTCAGCGCCTGTTAAAGAAACAGCATCTCCTGACGCTATTATCTCATCTACGCTTCTACCTTGTTGACCTTCAGTGCCTGTAGGCGTTACTGGTTTGTTTAATTGAGAAAGCTGGTACGCTCCTTGTGCTAAGTTTAACCAGTCTGATGTGTGTAAAGTTTCTCCAGCTAGGCCTGCTGTTGCTGACATTATTGCTTCAGACGCACCACCAGTAAAATGAGCAAGAGCCATTCTAAGGTAAGGATTAATAAAGTCAAACATACCTCCGTCAGGCACAGCTATAGAAGAGTAAGTGCCTACTGGGCCATAAGTTTGATAAGTAACGTCACTGCCTTCTTTGGCTATACCTGCTAACGAACCTACTGTTCCTGTGTTAAGGTAAACTCTCTGACCGTCAACATCTTTATACAAAGGAATATTGTTATCATTAACAAAGTCAATAATGTTGTTGTCTACAGACTCTGTGTAGTAGTCTTTAACATTCTTATCGTCTCTCCTAAGTTTGTTAATATCTTTATTTTTGATACCACTGTAATCGCCAGATTCTGTAGCCGCTAAACCTAAAGCTCTACCTTGTCCTTGTTGTTGTTTAACAAAGTCGCTTAAACCTGCTAACGCTGTGTCAGCATCCTCAAAAGAACCTGCTTCTGTTAAAGTAAGCCCAGTTGGTCTAGCAGAGCCTCTGACAGCAAAACTGTCTTGCGCTAGGCTAAGAGAAGTGTCGTCAAAGACATCTGTTTCATCAAAATCACTTGCAAAAGCATCAGCCATATTATTTCTCTCTTTGAACGCCTTTAGACTTCTCAACTGTACGCATAGCGCCTAAGCCTAACATACCCATTAAGACGGTAGTTAACAAAGAGCTATCAACAGGAGGAACAGTAAACCAGATACTTAGAATAGGAGATAGGATAGTAGAGTACACAAGAGCGAAGCAGCATGACCATCCAACAGCAGGTCTCCATCCAGCTACAAACAGATTCTTGTGTGCCGCTTCTACCTTGTTGACCTCTAGCTGCCCCTTAGCAAGTTCTTGAGCGTGTGACTCCGCTAGAGTCGCTAGTTTAAAGGCTATTGCGTTCTTTTCGTCTTTGTCCTCAATGACTTTATCTAGTAGCTGTGTCACGGGAGCTATCAAACTCGCTAAAATACTCATATATTATACACTATTTTTGGTTAAAAGTCAAGACCTGTGGAATAGTTTTTTTACAGTGTCAGTTTCCCATATACGGATACCTAGCCACACTATAGTAAATATAGAGGCCGTAGGTGGAAGCCAAGCTGCTAAAGCAAGAACACCTGTAGAGGCAGCAGCTAAGTCAATAACATCCTTAC